ATTTGTAGCTTCACTAGCATCGTAATGATAGAGTGCACAAGCTACTGGGTGAGAGGTACTGCCACCTGTTTGCTTGCCTACACTTAAGGTAGCAGCTATGTGGAAGTGTCTAGTTAGAGTACCTATATAAGTAAGAGATCCATCTGTATTAGACTGCATCTCTGGATGTGTACCTGCAGTAGCAGAGAAGTCTGTTCGTGCTAGCGCATCAACTCGTATCCAACCACCGTTACTGTCAGTAACAACTATTGGAGTTGTAGTTTTTATATTATAAGATGAGCCATGTATTGTAGGATGCTGCCATGTATCATTACCTGCACCGTCAGCTACTAACATTTCCTTAGCTGAGGCTGTAGGTAGTCCTGTGACAGTCTTAGTCCATGTACCTTGACCTGCACCATCTGCAATGTAAGCTGTGCCTGTGGCAGCAGTACCTACACCTTGAATGGCAGGAGTCCAATAGCCTACACCTACGTTATTTTTAACATACGTAGTGTTATTAGAAGCAGCAATAAAACCTTTAGGCTCATGTATATTGGGATCAGGTATATCTTTGTGTTCAATGTTTGCCATTTAGATCTCCAAAGAAAAGAAGGGGCATTGCTGCCCCCATGCATATCTTAGGCTAAGATATATTCAACAAGGACTTGCGCCTTGCCTGCGGTTGAATTGCCTGCTGTGTTAGCAACAATCAACTCACCTGCAGCAGCACCGATAGACTTACCTACCAATGCGCCTGCACCAACTACAACACCAACTACTGAAGCAGTAGCAGCAGCAGCTAGACCGTCAACATCAATGTCAGTGCCATCAGACTGCTCTAAACCTACATTCAATGTAGGAGTAGTGCCGTTGAAAGCAGTGATAATGCGAACCTTAGCTGATACGATGACTGAGTTAGCGGGCAAAGAAAACTCTAAGCCTGTAGCACCACCAACTGGTAGGTCATCATAATTAAAAGTCCAAGTAGCAGTTTTGACAGGAGTGCTTGAACCGAACTCACCGCCATACTTGCTTTGAACAGAACGTGGGCCGTATGGAGCTGTTACGTTACGACCTGAACTATTTTCTAAACTCATGTTCTATCTCCTTATACGAAATCAGTAGATGAAGTAATGATAGTAGCTAGAGTATCCAAACGCTGAGCACCAAAGCCATAGCGAGTAGTTACCTGATACTTATCTTTACGTTCTTCATTGTCGCGCCATCCAGATACAGATGGTTGACGACGCATGGCATGCATGATTGGAACTGATTGTTCGTCAGCAACAGACATGAATACGTTAGCAACATCACCTGCTACAGATGCTTTAGTAGTGCCATCCCAGTCTTTCAATGCACCTTCAACACCTACTGTAGGAAGTAAGTTAGAAGTGTAGATGTCAAAACCAAAGATGTTAGCAACGAACTTGTGATCCTGTGCGAAACCTTCAGTGATGATACCAGAGAACTGAGGGTTGTTAGACACCCACTGAGTACCCATCAATCCGTTCAAGCACATTTCAACAATAGGATCTACGATTGCAATACGACCTGCTTGACGTACTTTAGCTTTATCAAAGGAATACTTCATATAGCGGAAGTCATCCAAGCCCATAGTGCGGTTAGCACCTGAGGCTGTCAATCGGTGCATAGCACCATTAACTAGGTTAGAGCCATTGGAAGTTTGTACTGAGTTACAAGTAGCTAGGAACTTAGTCTCAAACTCTTCTGCAATAGCGCGTGCGCTTTCAGCTGCACGACCTGCCATCAACTGATTAACTAGATAGCCATCTTCTTTGAGGTCATCTGAAACTGACCATGCATCACCAACTTGTTCAGTGATAGTCAGATTCACACGGCCTGTATCAATAGGACGGAAGTCTAATGGAACACCTTCGGCTGCATCTTGCAAAGTTACAGTACCGATGGTAGGGATAAGCAGTTCTTTACCGCTTGCGAATTCAGACACGTTACGTGTGAATCCTTGTGGTAGCATAATCTCAGGTAGATTCTCAACGATGAAGTTGGAATACTGTTCCTGCATAATTGCTACAGAGCTGTTGTCAATAACTTGACTCATAATTTATTTCTCCGTTTAATTCGACAAAGGTCGAGCGCGTGCCCATCCTTCTTGTAAGCTTCCACCTAGTAACAAGGGGTTCCTTGCCTTGGCTTGGCCTTCAATCAGAGTAGACGTGTTTAATGAACTTGATGTTTTAGGCATAGTCGTAGCTTGTGCTCCGAAAGATGCCATAACGAGTTTAGGATTTGTTTGAGCTAAGCCATTGAAGTCAGTAATAGACATACCAAGTTCTGCAGCCTTACCTATAAACATTTCCTCAGCTTTATCTCCAAACTTCTTAGATAAAGATTCGATTACAAGGGCACCATTAGCTTTCATCTTACTCTCTTGTTCCTTTTTAGAGAGTGACTTAGCCACTAGTCCTTCAATCGTCTGCTCATCAAGATTCATTTCAGATGGTCTATTCTGATTTGATTCTTTCTGGGCTATTGCTTGCAACGCTTCTTCTAACTTTGCTATTCGAGCTAACTCTGCAGTCATTTGGGCCTCCTTATCAGCGTGTGCCTTCGCTTCTTGTTCTAACTTTGCGATATGTGCTTCCTTATCTGGCATTGACTTAAGCGCAGCTTCGACTGAAGCGTACTTTTGTCTACCATCCTCACTTACTATGCCCTTAAGAAGGTCTTCAAAAGGAGTAACCTCTGGATTAGTGGACGGAGTTTCTGTTGTACCTTTAAATATTGTTTCGTCTTTAACTTGGTCAGTCATAGACACCTCTCTTGATTAATAATGTATTGATTATATCATACTATTTAGTAAATGTCAATCTTTATTTACAGATGGAGTAATAATTAATTGAATTTCCTTTAGTATTCGTTGTGTTGCTATGTAATCTGCTTGTAAATAACCCCAACTAGGGGAATCATAGTTGCTTAACTTGAGTTGATTCGCTGCACTGGCATCTAATTTCCTTTGCAACGTAGCTCTCAATCGTGTTAGCGTAGGCAGAGCAGCTACTAATTCCTTTCGCTGCTCGTCTGTCATATCGTCTGTACGCCAAGACATATCCCATTTGTAATTACTCATTACATTGTATTCGGCATTTGCTGACCTTCAACTGCAAGGTCTTCTGTGGCTTGTTGTACCATACGCTGTGTATCTTGTTCTTCAAACACACCTGCATTCTCCTTGAATAAGCTGTATCTACTCAGACCCATTACATCTTCTAACATCATAGCTAATGCTAATGGACTACGGTGAGCCTTAGTCTCTGCCCACATAGAAGTGTTAGATAGTTGTGTTAGGTTCTGAACCAACTGTGCTTGTGCTGCGAAGTGTCGTGCACCAATAGGACGTAGCTTACCTACTGCTGTCAAGTCTTCTTTAGTAATACTTAGGAACTCAACTACACCTTGATCATCATCAGCAACACGTATAATATCTGTACTGTTTAAGTTTCTTCGTGCTAGTTCTACGAATGCATTCATTGCAGGTTCAAGTATATTGATCTCGAAGTTAGAAGTCTTCTCTTGGAAGATACGTCCTGCTGCATTCTGTAGGCTCTGTACTTCAAAGGCAGTCTTCTCACCTGCTGTACGTATACCCATAGCTTCTCTAGGTGCACCTGCAAACTCTTCCATACGAGACTCTAGTCGATTAATATCCATCTCTGCATTTAAGCCTGCTGATTGAATGTTAAGTAGACTTACATCTGCTTGCTCATCCATAAGGATCTTCTCTAATGGCCCCCACTTAAAGTTCTCAACTTGCCCTTTGACTAGCATAGGAGGGAATGCAGTTAAGTCCATAAGGTCAGCCTTAAGGTTCTCAAGGTGATCCATACGATACTGTAGTCCTACGATGTTAGCTAGTGGACTCATTGCATATAGATTATCTGGACGTGTTCTCCAACCTACATGGAACTTATAGCCATTACCTAACCAACTAGGGTTACGCTCTTTACGTAGGATGTGCTGTCGATCCATAACTGTAATGATGTGGTTCTGCAGGAACTCTCCTGTCTCTGGATCATATAGATCACCTTCAAGTTCTAGGATCTCTACCATGCCAGATTCAAAGTAAGCTTGAATATCACCTAGTCCATCATTAAAGAAGCCCTGTGCCTTATCAGCGTCTTCTACTCTAGCTGTCTTGAATGATCCACGTACAGCCTTAGCTTTTTTAATGGCTTCTTCTGAATACTTTAACTCAGGCTTATTACGCAAGTCCCACTCAAGTTCACCTATACTCTTAACGTAACGAGTGATCTTAGGAGTGTGTGCAAAGTCTACTGCAGTAGGGTTGAATACAATATCGTAAGGAGAGATACGTATTAGCTTAGGGCCAATGTACATAACAGTCTCTTCACCAGTATCATCGTCTACCATAGACTCGTTAACCCATTCTACATCTACGAATGCATTACCAGTGTCAATGTAATCATACACTAGTTTACTAACTGTATTACGTAGTCCACTCATGCGTGCCTTGTTAGCAGCATAAGACTCGATAGCTCTACGCTTAGTCTTGTGATTACTATCTTGATCGTGTGCTTCCCAACGTAACCAGAAGTCATTAGGGAATAGTGCAGACAAGTAGTTAGCATGTAGGTTGTCTCTGATCTGAGTTAGCTTAGGCAACGTAGTGCTGTTCTTCCAAGGAAGAGTTGAGTTAGTAGTAGTCTTGGTGCTAGTTGCAAACAAGTAATCACGTACTTCTTTATTCTCTTCTATCCATCCTTTTCTTTGTGTATTCCACGTTGTATACAAGTCAGCTATGTTCTTAGCTAACGGTGTTGTTTCAGATAGTGCTTTTAGTTCCGCTACTCTTCCAGTCATTAGTGTCCTACCCCGCCCCATTTAGAATTAAAGACAACTACATTGTCCTCTTGATTGAACCTAGAACTCATAGGTGGTCTAGCCACTTCAACTACAGATGCAAGCGCATCCTTTACGTCATCATGCTGTGGTCTAGCTAACATAAGTTCTTCTTCTAATACAGGAGTGTGACCTCCTTGGAAATGCCATACTGCACCGTTCTCGTATCTAGGTTCTAACACGGCAGCTATACGCTCCGCTTTGTTTCCTTCATGTCTGGATGGAGAGTGTGTCTCAATAGATAACATCATTCCTTCCATCCTCATTCTATCTTTTAAATCTTTTGCAATCATACCCTGCGCTCCGTTCACTTCTGCTCGGAGTTTCCTGAAGTTCCATCTCGAATGGAGGTCAGCAATCTTTTCATATAGAGTTTGAATCTTGTCAGTTTTAAATCTATCAATATCCAATATGTAAATATTATTATCACTATCCACACCGATAACCACAATAGCCGTGAAGTCAGATCTTTTATTAAGCGTGAAAGCGAAGTCGATAGATGCGTAAACATTTAAGTTGTTCCCCTTGAATTTCCAACTACCAAATGATTTTGAAAGAAACTTCACATCATAATATTGGAAGTTTGAGTAGGTTAATCTCTGACTATCTGCATGGTTAGTCTCTTGATAATACTGTGCAAAGAACTGAGTCTTGTCTAAATACTTAGCCTTCTTACGGGCAAGTTCCTTAGCGTTAAACCCGTACAACTTGCCATCAGCTCTGGCCTCTCTAGGCCATAAGAACACACCATCTTCTTCTACTACTTCTATCTTAAACTCGTATACATTACGCTCACCTACAACATCATCATTGTCGTCTAGGATAGGTTCTACCATATCCCTTAGGTCTGTGTATAGATCTGCAGGATGATACTTAGTTCCTACTACAATAGATCTACTACCTGTAGTTTCAATGGAGGCTAGCTGTGAATATCGTGCACGTACATCAGCTCGTCCTGTCTCAGTGTATGCGTTGTTAGGTTCTACCATGTCATCTAGCCACATATAATTAGCATGGAATCCAGTGATAGAACCAGTAAGACCTACAGCCTTGATGGATGGATCTCGTACTAGCTCGTCCTTACGTGAAGGATGGTCTACTAATATCTGATCGTTAGTCCACTTGGCTCTCTTCTTCACATCTCTATGGATCATAGTAGGCCAATACTTTGAATAGATTGGAGACTCCATCATATCCTTTATTGCTCGGAGCTGTGCTTCCGCTAGAGCTGCAGTAGAAGAGATGTATAGGTGTGTACTGGTTGGATCCCTAGTCAACGCCCAGAGGCAAGCCACAGCCGCCTGATGGCTCTTCTGATGGTCACGTGGCATTAGCACCGCTAGGTTCTCTACCTCCCCTATGATTGCTTCCTGCATCTTATCATATACATCTAAATGTACTTGACCATATATACGCTTAGGATTAATTAACTTAGCGAAGGACTTGAGATCAGCCTCCGCTAGTTCCTTAACCTTATGTGCGATAGCCATTACTGGACAATCCTAGCATAGTCATCTTCAGAGTCCTTGTGTACCTGTGCTTGGAACTTACGTTCGTCCTCAATAGATTGCTTACTAGGACGACCACGCTTAGTTCCTGCCCATCCTTTATCTGCAATGTACTTGACAGCTATCTTGTCTCCATCCAATGCTAAAGCCTTCATCTGCTTCATAGCCTTGCTTCGCATCTTAAGTTCCAACTCACTACGCCATTCATCTACATGAAGTCGTAGACGATTGGAGTTACAGATGGCTTGCCAATGCTTCCATCCTGCAAGATACTTAGTTGCAAACTCATACTCATGGATGTCTTCCATCTCTAGGTACATCTTCTTTAAAGAGATTAAGGTAACTCCATCCACTACTTTATCTTCGTCCCCAAGAGTGAAGACAGGATTACCTTTACCTGTCCACATCTCACGGAATAAACTCTGAGTAACATAGTTACCATTGTCACCTATAAATCCTTCTTTATTCATTATTTTTTCCTTCTAAAAAAGTTCTTAA